GATGAAACTCCAATTCTAGATTCAATATCATAGCTTACATCAAGATTACTACTTTTCCCATCACTTTTATTAACTTTATTTCTATATAATGGAGATTCCCATAGTTGAAATTTTAACTCAGAGTTAATATTCCATTTTTTAGCATCAGCTATTCGATAACTACTAAAAGGTTTAAAATTATTAAATTTATTTTCATCAGTTGTCTCAAAAAAACCTAAAGTAGTTCTAATATTAGATGTATTGATAGAAGTTTTTCCTAAACCATATACTGAATTAGCTCCACCATTATAATCAAATAATTTAATTGAACCATTAGGGCTTTTAACAGCTGTAGAAAAAAGTCTAGCTAATCTATTAGAGTTTTTATTTGGTTCAGTTAATACTACTCCGGATTGGAAAGAATTATTATAGTTAGTAGTAAATTCATAACTAAATCCATTAACATTTAAACTAGTTCCTTCTAAAAATCCTACACCTCCAATAGGTCTAATACCATGTCGTATAATATGACCTCCTAAAGCGTTAATAGGAACTTGAAGTGCTGTATTTAAAGGAGAATAAAATCTAGTAGGATTTGTATTTGTTTTATCAGTAAATGCTTTTTCTAATTGAGGATTAGTTCGTTGTAAACCAAATTGTTTACCTATAAATAAAAGACCTTTTGGAGATATTAAAAATTTACCAATACGAGCTGTATCTCTAAGAACAGATATACCAACATTAATAGCCCCTCCTCTTATAAATCCATCATCAAATCCTGTATATCTAAGTCTAGGATATTCTGGTTTTGTTGTGAAAGTAACATTACCTGGACTATTGAATTTACCATTATCTACTGGGTTGTAGTATGATGCTAGGTTAGACCAGTTTTTATCTAGAGTTGAAAAAGGCATTTAGAACTTGGTTTAGTATCTTCCTTCTTTAGGACCATTATTTTTATAAACTTTACCAACAGGTATTCCATTATTATCTAATGTAGATGCGGGAACAAATACTGTAAATCTTCCTTTACCATATTTTCTACCTGTTAATAGATCTTGAGAACCTTGTAATAAGTTATTTTTAGCTAATGCTTGAATATCTGAAGTTGATTGTTGAGATACACTTTCAAATGTAGCTCCTTGTTTGCCACCTAATCCTAATGGACTGAATGGTAACCTTTTATCTAATGTAAATCCTGAATTAGATGAGAATGTTGATCTACTACTATTAGTTGAACCTAATATTTGTGTATATTGAGCAGGTGTTTTACCATTTAAATCTAATTTAGATGGAGCAATTTTAGTGTTACCTGTTGATCTTCCAGATATTAAATCTTGAGAAGAAATCAATACGTTATTTTTTGTTAAAGCTTGAATATTAGATGAAGTACGTTGTCCCTCATTTTCAAATGCAGGACCTGTTTGTCCTTTTAAGCTATATAAACCTGTTTTTAATTTATCAAATAATGCCATGGTATGTTATGTTTAATATAAATATGTTAAGAATAAGCTGGGTTAGCTCCGTTTTGTTGTGAGTTAGTTGACCATTTTTGTAACGTATCAGCATTCATACCTAATTGGATTGGTCTAACTGATAGACTTTCCATTAAATCACGTGTTTGTTTATCTGCTTCAGCTTGGGCGGCGTTTCTAGCGGCTTCTTTTTCTTTCTGTGCTTCTCTATCAGCTTCCATACCAGAAACTAAAGCACCAATACCACCAACTAAACCACCAATCGCAGCACCCCATGGACCAAACATCATACCCATTCCTGCTCCTGCTGCTGCACCACCTAAGAATCCAACTGCATTTTTTGCGCCACCTGCTTCCATACCTGATGATGCTGCTGTTAATGCCATACCTCCTAATCCTAATCCCATTCCAAGGCCCATACCTTTAAATCCTCCTCCAAATCCACCTTTTCCAGCTCCTGCTGGAGGTACTGTTACCCCACCTGCAGGAGCTCTACCTCCACCAGGGAGAAATTGTCCTCCTTTATAAAAAGTTCCAGCTCCTCCTCCCATTGGTCCTCCAGGCATTCCTGCTCCTCCGTTTAAAACGTATTGATATCCTGGATTGAAACGAGTACCAGGAGCGGCGATTAAGCCTCTTAAACCGCCTGTTATTAGTTTTATTCCACCTAATAATAATGGAACTCCTATTAAAGCAGCCCCTAAAGCGTTCCCTAATCCTCCACCTGTCATTTTTCCAAATGATGCGAGTATACTTGTTACACCATGAAGTGCTTTTTCTATTAATTTGAAAAACTCAAGCATTGGGCCTGTTGTTATTCTTGTAATAATATCTTTTAATCTTTTAAATACTTCATGTTGTTCTTCTGCTAAACTTCTTTGTTCAAGTTCATTTTTAATAGCATCAGACATTTCTATATTATGTTCCTTAGCGTATTTAAGTTTTTCTTCAGCTGATGCTTTAATTTTATCTCCTAATTGGACTTCAAATTGTTGTTTACGAAGCATATCACCCATTTCTCCAACTGACATGCCAAATGCTTCAGCATATGCTTTTCTTTGAATAACATTCAATTTTTCAAATTCATGAATATTACCTACTTCTTCAACTATTGCTTTTGTTAAATCAACTGTATTACCAGATAACGCGGCTGATCTAGCTTTTTCTAGATTAATTTGTTTGCCTGTTAATAATTCTGCCTTTAATTCGTTTTCAATTGATGATTCAAAGTTAAGTAATGATTCACCAATTTTATCTACTTGTTCTAATGTTAAACCTAATCTATCAGCCTGCATTACTGCTTTAACTAATGCTTCTGTATTACCTTTAAATTTAGTTAATATTTCACCACTTATTCCACTTACTTTCTTTAATACATTTTGGTAACTTATAGCACCACCAAATTGTAATTTTTGTTGTGATGCTGTTTTTATTGTAGTTTTAAGAATATCTTCAGATGTTTTTCCTTGTTCTCTACCTAATTCTTCTAATTTACCTGCTTGATCAGCACTTAAACCATAGAAATGAGTTAAACGAGCAAATGTCTCAGCACTTTTATCTCCATAGTTAACTGATGTTCCTAAAGCCTCATTTAATGCTAATTGATTTTCTAATAAAAGAGTAGCGTTGACAAAAGCATCATGAGTAGAAGAAGTATACTTATAGGAGTTTTCATACATTTCTCGAGTCTGCTCTTTATTCATAGCAAGCTGTCGACCTGTTTTAGTTAACAGTTCATCATGTTCTAAAGTTATATCAAATAACTTTTTGTATAATGCTACTGTTAAACCTAATATTACTAATGGATCTTTAAAGGCTTTAAGCATACCGGAACCTAAAGTTTTAGTGCCGGCAACCATTGTTTGAATCTTAACACCTAAAGAATCCATATTTTTTCCTGACTCTTGTAAAGCTTTTGCTTTATCGTATGCTGCTTCTTTAGCTTTTTTAAGAGATTCTTCAACAATTGTACCACTAAAACCTATTTTTTCCATTAAACCAGCTGATCCTTTAAGTAAAGCACCTGTTAAACCAACAGCTTTATTTAAACTTTTTTGAGAGTCAATTCTGGCGTTAACTGTTGTTAATAATTCGTCTTCAAATGCGAATTGATTTTCTAAAGCAGCTAAAAGAATTTTTTCTTGATCAGTTAGATCTCGTTTAGCTATTATTTGTTCTTTATTTTTAGCTAATTCTTGAGCTGAATATTTTAATCTTTCTAATGCTTTTGTAGCCCTAAATCGTTCTTTTTCTAATTGTTTTTCAGTTAACTCTACTAATGATTCTGCATCATCGTTTAATGTATCAGATATACTTTCTAAGGCGCTATATTGTTTTCTAACTTCCTTAGTATAATTGATACCGCCTTTTAATTCATTATTAACTTCTCTGATTAAATCTCGTTGATCTTTAATAAGTTCATTTAAAGCACTCTGTAATTGTAATTCTTGCTCAGTAGCCATTCACTTAAGTAGTTTATATCGCGTATAAATATGAAGAGCACCTATTTTCTAGGCGCTCTTGTTTTAGTTGCAAAATCTGGTATGGGTAATGGTTCTCGTGGTTTTTTATCAGGAGATTTTATTTCGTTATTAGTTGGATTAAACTTTTTATTTATTTCTTCATTTTGTTGATCTATGGATTCGTTTAATCGTTGTATATAATATCTTCTATATCTTATAGGCATATCATATACTTCATCATGGGTATAACCACCATGACTACCATAACAAAGAATAAATATTTCGTCTAGTATTACTTTCTTATACTCCGGCGTCAGGCCAAAAAAAGCTAACTCCTATTGGTAAGTCGATGCCCTCCACTACATCGCCACTGGCTTTAACAGCATCTACTTTCATATTAACATCTGGCATTACTTTATTGATTTGAGCACGTAATGCTTTAACATCTCTAGCTAACATATTTTCAGAAAATTCTCTAACTGCAGATATATCTCTATCGCCATTAATAGCTACAATAGTATGTTTTAAACGTGTAGTGACATCATATGAACCTTGAGCGTTAATTCGTTCTAAACCTTTAATTTCTTTTTCAATTTTATTCTCATCACCATGAGTTAATAATTTGAATGTAATTAATAATTTAGAAAATGGTAATTCAAAGCTGAATTCATTTTTACCTGGAGTGAATAGAGTTTCGTCTATTTGTTTAGGTTCAAGTGTTGTTAAATCAACTGTAGCTTTTTCAGAAGTACCTGTTTTTGGATCATTATAAATAAATTCATAATCTTTACCATAACCTAAAATACGAGCAGCGATTAAAATTGCGTTTTTATCACCGTTTAATAGTAAGTTATAATCAACATCTGGTGTTACTATCATTGATTGTAACAATTTATCAATAACTGTTCCTTGACGAATAAAGTTAGAGTTTGAAAGAATATCTTCTTCTTTCGCTGTCATATACTTCATTTCAAGTATACCTTTTGATAATGGTGATTCTGTTGGGTAGATTAAACCTTTAGAAGGTAATTCGATTTGTTCTGTTGGATATTTGAACTTTTGTTCCATAACGTTTATATTGTTTTATATATATAAATATACAAAGATAAAAAAAGCCATCCAAATGGATGGCTCTTTAAATATTGTATAAGTACTATTAGTAGTTAAGGATACAATAGTCCATAGCGATTGTTAAGCTAATTGAAACATATGCTTCGTTAGCCCAATCCATGTCACCAAAGTTAGCTTCTTTTGCGTAAGCACCTTTGATAATCCACTCACCTACTACATCACCAACTGGACCTAAGATATCTAAGCGTAAATCTTTTTTATAGAAATCGCTATAACCATCTCTACCGGTTACTGATTCGTGTGCTAAACGAGCCCATTCCATTACTGATTGAGCACCGCTTGGAGTTACTGGATCGTATAATTCTAAGGTCATATCGTTCCAACGAACTTTACCTTTAACTTTACGATATACGTTAATATGATCTAATATGATTTCACCAGCGTTGAATGATGGAGAAGATGCTTTCTTAATTAAGTAAGATGGAATACCATCAATGTACATTAAAAAGCGATTCTGAACTTTAGGTTCAAACGCGGTGAACATTATTTCTGTAGGATCTAATACTGCCATTTTATTGTGTGTTTAATATAAATATTATTAAATGTTATTTCTGTGCAACTGGTTGTTGTGGTTGTTTTTTATCATCATCAAGATCTGATTGCATCTTATTTAAATAATTCATAACCATTTTATAGTTAGGATTATTATCAAGACCAGATAATTGAGAACCTTTTTTAGCTTTTAACCATTTACAAATTGCTTCAATTACTCTAGAGAAATCTTTTGTATCTTTAACAGCAGAAGCTAATTTAGTTAATGAAGGTTCAACAGATGCAGCAGCTGCGTCAGCTGTTGCATCATTGTCAAATTCTTGTATTTTTTTATTTTCCATTAGTTTATTTTAATTAAGATCCGAATTCAACACCTGTTGGCATTACATTGAAATCTAATAAGATAAATTCAGCAGTTCTAGTTGGTTGTAAATAGATCTGACCTACTAATTGATTTCTATCGATTACGTCTGGAGTGTTATTTGTATCATCCATCACTACTTTAAATGCATACAAACCTTGTTTTTGTTGTACTGATTCTAAGTATGGAGTTACTTGAGATAAGAATTTATTTCTTGTCACAGTTGTATTTTGTTCGAATATTAATGTCTTACCTACATTACCAATGTAACGTTTTAAAGCGATTAATAAACGGCGAACATTGATACGATCTAAAGCACTAGCTTTTTGTTGTAATGTCTTTTGACCAAAAGCTGTAACACCTACGTTAGGGAAAGTAGCGATTGGATTAACTTTACCAGCATATAAATTATCACGATTAATTGGAGATAATTTTCTTTCTGCTTGAATAACACCACCTAATCCACCACGGTTTAAACCTGCTGGAGCGAACCATTCAGCACTCACTTCATCACTGAAAGCATAAACTGAAGGCATAATTGTTGATGCAGGAACCCATACGTTTCTTCCAGTTTCTGGAGATGATACTTGAACCCAAGGCCAATAAGCACCTGCGTAGTTAGTATCCATTTCTTGAGCTTCAGTTACTGGAGTACCGATTGAAGCATTATATGGTGTTAAATCCATAATATAGAAATGATCACCTCTTGCTTCAGCATTTGAAATAAAGTTATTTTGAGCTGTAGCGTGATCAGCGTGTTGTAAACCTGGAGTAGTTATTAATTCATAGTCATATTCATCTTTGTTACTTAAGATATTACTTGCAGTAGCATAGTTGCCAACTGGAATACCTTGAGGTAATGTAGATGAATTATTTTGGAATAATGTATTTCCTATATAAGGAATATCGTTACCTGTAGCTGTACCAAAAGAACCACCTGCACTTCCGCTACCTGCTGTAGGTAAAGAAGCTGAGTAACTTAAGCCAGCAGCATCTGCGGCTACAGTACCTGCATTAGTAAAGTAATTTGGAGTATCAATAAGTGTTTTAACTCTTACATAGCGGCTATTGTTTGGATAGCTACCTGATACTTGGATATAATATCCACCCATATCAGAATCATAAGCTACAGTTTTTGATTGATCACCAATCACAGCAGCAATATAGTTTGGTTGTAATGGATCTAAAGATACGTTAGTGTATGTTTCTAAAACAGATTTACTGTTTGTATTATCATCACCACGACGAACTAATACTGTAAATGTACCTTGTAGGCAGTTTACATTTGATACTTCCCATTTTACGTTTTCCATACTTCCTGATGTTAAAGCACCGTTTGATAAGATAGCACCACTATTGTTGTTCATTACACCAACGTTAATAGTTTCTAAAACAAACGAAGCTGTTGTAGCCATTGTGCTACCAGAACATGCAATTAGAGAAGAAGTAGCAGCTGTATAAGAACCGCTAGTAACTCTTGTTACTAAAATACTAGCACCACCTTGGTTAAAGTAGTTGTAAGCTGTAATTGAAGTTAAAAACTCATAATTTGCACCACCGCTAATGAATGAGCCACCAAATCTGTTCTTATAGTCACTATATGAAGTAACTACAGTTGGAATGTATGGTTTACCTTTAACAGTTGGACCAACTAAGGCTAAACCAACAGTTGGAGGCAATTGTGTTATTTGTGATAAGTCGTTCTCTCTTGTGAGAACACCTGGAGAAATTAATGTTTCTTGCGCCATGTTTTAAATAGATTTTGTCTAATGATAAATATATGAAGTAACATATAAAACGAAGAAACCCCGTCATTTCTGACGGGGAACTTCTATATTAACTCCTAACACCTAACAATAAATATTAGTTAATCTCGCCAGTTTCAATATTGATTGATCCCTGACCATATTTGTCTTGTAATTGTTTAGCAAAATCACCTTCGCGAATTGCTAAATCTTTTTGAACTTCAATTAAGCGTAGTTTTTGTACTTCTACTTCACCAAACGCTACTACAAGTTCATTGTATTCTGCTTTAATAGCTTTAACGGCTGATAATTCAGCTTCTGTTAATTTTTTTAATTCACTCATTATTCTTCTATTTTAATTAATTTGAAGAATGTTGTGTAAATTCCATCTGATTCTACATTTTCGAATTCATCTAATTTGAAAGCTTTATGTTCTAATTCTCTATTTTCTTTTAATAAAGCATTAAAATCATTCTGAAATTCTACAAACTTTGGATTTACTTCTCTGCTTGTAATTTCACCTTCTTCGTCAGTAACGATATTAACATACATTGGAATAGACACACTACCGTTGTCGTCTGCTTCTCCGTGTTTTTTAATTAATTCTTCTTTAAGTTTTTCAACAGATTCTTTTTCAGTTACTACTTTTTTAGATAAATCACTTAACCAATATTTTGTAGTTAATTTGATTTTTTCTGCTAATAAGCCTTTACTAACTGTTTCACCCGTTTGTTGATTCACAACTCCATTAAGTTCAGCATCTAATGCATAGAACTCATGTAATTCTAATGTAACTTTTTCCATATATTATTTTGTCTTTTTTACTGTTTTTTTAGCTGTTTGTTTTTTAGCCGCTTGTTTGTTTGTTTTAGCTTCTTCATGTTTTGCAACAATTTCAGCTACTACAGTTGGAGCTGGAGTAGATTCTGGAGCTAATTCAACTTCGTTAATTTGTGGGTTTTGATTTGATTTTTTCGCAATAACAAATGCAACAACTGCTGCTACTGCCAATAAAATAATAATTAAAGTCATATGTTTTGTTTTTTGATTTTTATATATATAAATATATGGGATTTTTGAAAAATGTTATTTGTATTGTTCTTTAATTTGTTTTTGTTCTTCTTCGGTAAGATAAGCATCTATTCTATGGTAGCCAAAAGCTCCTAATTCAAATTTAGATTCTACACTAAACTTTTTAGATACATCAAGAGGTGCTAATTTACCAGCGTTATGTTTAATTAAACGTAAACAGAAAAATATATCTTCCGCAAAGAATGAAGCTGTTGAGTATTGACCAACCACCATCAAATCTTGTAAGTCTGTATTCCATCCATATAATCTACAAATGTATTCCATCACACGTGGATTACGTAAACTAAAACCACCATTTTGTATTGTTTGATCTTTAACAAAATTATAACATGGTGCTCCTACATAATCGTATTCAAAGAAATCTTCAATACCTTTTCGTAATATAATTGAATCATGTTGAAACACTAATACACGCTCATAATCAAAATAATCTTTCCAAAATTCAGGTGTAGTCATTACCATACACATATTGAATAAAGATTTCATACGTTTATCCTGTAATAATTGTTCTAATCCTGGGATGTATTTAATTGATATAGGTATAGGAGCTTCTTGGTTATAAGGTTTAAACTTATATTTTACGTTGAATTTAGTTAGTTGTTCTTTAAAAGCTTGTTTACATTCTTCTTTAGTGTAAATAAATAAATCTGTATCTTCAGGAAGATACTTCATATGATTATGAATTGTTTTTCCAAAAGTATCACTTACACGATCTTCAATAATAAATGCTGCTAATTTTTTCATAACTCGTTTTTCCAGTTTGTTAATGGAGATAACCATTTAGTTTCTCCGTGTGTTGAAAAGCCAGGAATAGGAGAAGTTAATCTTCTGCCTCTTTGTTTTAATTCCATAAACATTTGAAAGTCATGTGGGTGTGTATCTTTAGTATATTTACGCAACACATCCTCATCTTGTTTTAATGTTTTAACTTTTGCTGCGAAGGTCATTGTTGTTGAATTTGTCAATTTCCAATGACAATGTTCGCCTAAATATACTCTAGTATCTTCTGCTCTTCCACTACAAAATGGATTTCCACCTTCTATTGGGTTAAGATATTTGTCTGGATGATCATATGCTGTCACATAGTCAAATCCTAAATCAAACCCACTTTCAATTATTTTAGCTGCTTCTGGTTTATGTAAGTAGTCATTTTCTAAAAAATAAACTATTTCATCTGGGTTTGGATTTGCTAGAGCTAAATTTAAAGCAAGATTAAATGTTCCTGCTCCATGTCCTACACTTACATGCTCTACTGTCTTTAATTTACTGTGAAGAAAGTCTTTAGTTTCATTACCTACATTATCAGCGATAACCCACCAGTTTGCTTTATTAAACGTTCTTAGAGCGTTTTCAAAACAATTTTGATTGTTAATGTAGTCAGGCTTCTCTTTATGATAGCCTGTATCGCTTATACGATATATAACCTGCATTAGTTTTTATTTATTGCCTTAATAATTTCATTCACATCAAACATTTCCTCAGGTGAGTTATAAGGACATTCATGGAATTGACCATCTAAAGAATAATCAAAGTATGATGCGTCAATTTTCTTAACGTTTCCTAATGGTTCTTTTGCTATGATATTTGTATGCATTGAGTAACCAAACATTTCTGGGTGAGTACCAATCCATAATACTGTAGATGGTAATTTATAAGCAGCTGCTGTATGTTGTAAACAAGAGTCAATTAATACTCTTTTAGCTGATGCTCTTACTAGACTAAATAATTCAAAGTTTGACATTTGTCTATCAACAACTTCAACCATTGGTGATTGAATACCTTGAGATTGATGTTTTACCACTTGTATAATATGATATTGTTGACCAAAGTTTTGAACAATAGCTTCAGTGATATACTTAGGCATATCTCTTGACCAAGCATAAATTGGAGCACCATCCATTAAAGGACCTCCATTTGTATGAAGTAATAAGATTGGTCTTTGTCTATTCCAAGTGATAGGCATTTCACTTTGAATCATATTCATATATAATTCAGGTAAATCCTTTTCCTTGTTATAAGGCAATTCATACATCTTATGCCATGTTTCATGCAATGGTGTTTTTTGCATGATGTGAGATGTTTCAAAATAAGGTTCACGACGTAAAACAATAGTGTCTTGACCACTAATATAATCTTCCCAGAAATAAGGTGTCATACCTAAACGATACACTCTATGAACATAAGGATTGTTTAGAAACACTTCAGGGAATGAAGCTTGAACTATAAGCTTTCTGTCTTTGTACTTTTCAGCAATGTTTTTGATTACTGCGGTTGAAGCGACGTTCTTACCTAGACCGCCTTCGACGTGGAACACAACGTATTTTTCCATTTATATAACTATATTTGCGATAAATATAAGAGGGGAAATGTAGGAAACCAAACTTAGTTTTTTCTTAAGAAATATTTTAGTCTAGTACAGGTCTATCTGTAATTTCTGTTTTAACTATTTCGCCATTTGCTAATGTATAAGTATAATTAGCAAAATCTAATTTTTCATTAGTTTCGATGTAAGATAAATTGCTAGATTCTATAAAGGATTTTATAGAGTCTAAATTATCACATGTTAAATTGAATGTTCCGTCTTGATTAAATACTATTATCATAATTAAGGTTGTTTTGCTGTTACTTGTATCCAATAAGCACCACCACCAACATAGCTACCTGCTACTTTACATACGCGTAAAGTTGTATTATCGGGTTTATACGCCATCCAACTTCCACCATTTCCTGTTGTGCAGTTAAACATTGTTAAAGCTTGTGATAATGTCTCTCTTGTAGTTAAAAATACATAATAATGTGCTCCATAACTCCAGTTATAAAAGTGATCAAAAAACGCTTTAATTTCAAACATTTGTCCTTGTCCTGCATCATTCCATGTTGGAAAATCAAAATAAGTTGCGGTAGTACCAACCATTGTTCCTCCTACTGAGTAAGTAATAATTCCGTTTGATGCCATACATCCAGCAGTAGATATAAACATTGGAGCGCAGGTTTGGCTAGCGAAGCAAGCTACACTACTTTGGTTTATTTGTAAAGTGTTTGCGCCAGCTGCATTAGTTATTTGTAAGATATCACCAGTATTATCTAAACTAATACTATATCTTTTAGCATCAGATACGTTTGCAAATGCAATTCCTGGTTGTGAACCTGATGCGCCACTACAAATAGCTTGGATTCTAATACCATCTCCATTTGAATTAGAACACATTTTAATATGAAGTGGGGATGAGGCATTTGGGGATGTAGTACCTATACCTACATTACCTGAAGGAGGTAAATATATAGAAGCACCATTGTAAGCAGTTCCACCAAGTCCTAACCAGTTTAAAGTAGCACCGCTACCATAAGCCCAAATACCGCTTAAAGTTGTTCCGCCTGCTTGATTATTAAATACGATAGATGTTGCATAAGTTGAATTGTCTCCATTTATAGCAACTTGACCTGCACCTAGTCCTGTTAATACTACACTACGACCACCAGTTCCCGCTGCGGTTACTGTGTTTGAAAATGTAGTTGCTCCTGTAGAGCCATTTATATTTAATGCAGTTGTTCCACCTGCATATTGAAATAAAATATTATTTGTTGAATTTGCTCTAAAGAAGGCATTACTGCCATCTACAGCCATTAAGAAAGTTTTGCTCGTATTAGAGTGAGTTAATAATACTTCAGGTGTGTTAGCTACTGTTACTCCAATATTACCACTAAATGTACCAGTAGTACCACTAATTGTACCTCCTACAAAGGCAGGAGCACAAACTGTACTAGAAAAACAACCAACACCAGAAACTAATAAGTTTCCTCCCATGTTTGTTGTTCCACCATTTGAATTATGTGATAAAGTAGTAGTTCCACTAGCGTTAACTATAACAAATCCTGGATTTGATGGACTTCCTGAATAGTCTTTATAAAAGCATATATATGCACTACCGTTTCCTAATATTGAAAATGTAGATCCTGCTACTAAAACAGGAGCACACACTGTACTAGCAAAACAAGCTAAACCATCACCTCTTACAGTAAACATTGATGTAGTTGATGATTTTAAATTCATCAAATTAAAGGCTGAATTACTTGTTCTATCAGTAATTCCTTCTATTATAGTTCCACAAAAAGTAGAGCATTGATTATAAGCTAAAAAGGTACCTTGTGTCACACTAGTATCGGTAATGTATAATCTTCTATCAGGAGTACACATTCCAATTCCAACATTAGCTGTTTGAGCATTTATTGTTAAAACAGGGTTAAAAGCTAAACTACCATCAACTAAACCTAAACTTAAGTTTCTATCAAATGTTGCTGAGTTAGACCCTAATGATATTGCAGCTCCGGTTGTTGGACCACTTATTACAGCATATCCTCCATTCACACCTACTCTAATATTACATCTACTAACTAGATTTAAAGCACAAACATTATTTGCAAAACAAGTATCTCCTGTATTTGATATAGTTAAAGTTGTACTGCTGGCATTAACAAATGCTGTAACATTAGGAAGAGTAGCATGGCTTGCACCATAAAATCTAGCATAAGTTTGACCACCAATATTTGAAATAATTGATGAGCCTAATGCTGTACCTCCGTAGATATTTCCATTAGTAGCAGATAAGATTAAATCACTTCCTGCTGTTACACTGCCTGGAAGGCATGTCGCGCTTCCATCATGAAAAACCATAGATGAAGTAGTATGGTGAGAACCATGTCCTAACACTAAATAATTACAGTTAAGACCTTGCTCATTACCAAGGGTAGAGGCATTTCTAGGCCCCATTATCACCATAGAAGAATCGTAGTTACCTGATCCTGATGGGTTTGAGTAAATCCAGTTATTGTTTTGTGAGTCCCATAATATTGATCCTGTTAAACTAGTAGAGCCACTATCATAAACAGCTAATCCACCAAAACGAATATTTGGAGTCGCTGTGTTAACATTAATTATATTGTCTGAGATATCTAGTTGAGAACTAGTTATATAGTTTACACTTTGAGTACCATATACAGTTACATTATTGAGATATAAAGTTCCACTTACATAAGCGTCTTTTGTAACTCTTAAACCTCCGTCTGTGTATAAAGAGGCTGTAGTAGTAAATCCAGTTGGATTTATAGTGTTTGAAATATATTGAGAGGAAACAAATGTATTTGAGCCTGTAGTGGCATAAGAGCCAGTTTTATCTTCTAAATTACCTAAACGAGTAATTGCACTACCTGAAGCAGTGTTTAAAGATCCTGTTGTTGTTTCTAAGGAGTTTAATCTTGTAATAGCACTACCTGAGGCAGTTTCTAAATTATCTAAACGAGTGATAGCTGAACCTGAAGCTGTATTTAACGAGCCAGTTGTTATCTCTAAAGCATTTAGTCTTGTTATTGCTGAGCCACTAGCAGTATTTAGAGAACCTGAAGCAGTTTCTAATGCGTTTAATCTAGTGATTGCGCTGCCTGAAGCAGTATTTAAAGAACCTGATGTAGATTCTAAAGCATTTAGACGAGTATTTGTACTACCTGTATAAGATAAAATTGATGAACTGAAAGTATTAAATGATCCTGTTTGTGTAAAAACAGTGCTGTTCAAGCCATCTAATAATTCTGCATTTGAAGCGTATGAAGCTGAAATGGATGTTTGTGAGAACGAAGCGGAATCAACAGAACCTGTTAAAGCACCACTAATTGGTCCTGTAACAGTTAAAGATCCTGTTATAACAACGTTTCCAACTTGATTTAATGAACCTGTAGCGGCAGTTGAACCACTTATTATAGGGCTATCTATTATCATTTCTTAAATTAGATTATTCCTATATAAATATTACAGAAATACTAATTATTCAACGACAGTAACTGGGTTTGATACCTTACATAAATTATTTGGGTATAATTCTTGTACAGTTGGTAATGCTGTTTCAGCTTCTTCAATTGTTGCGTAAACGTATTCTGGATCCTCTTCGTTTAATTTGGCTACCCAAATTTCGGCGTTAGGTACGAATTGTTTTAAAATATAATATTGTGTCATTGTTATGTTTTATATAAATATTAATAAGTGAGAACCATTCTCATAGTACCAACATGAGTATAAGCACCGCTACAGTTATAAATAGTTACTCCTAACAAAGTAGGTGAGCCTGAAGGATTATAAAATGCTATATCAACACCAGAAGCGCATTTAACTTGTACAGAAGATTGGTGGTATGAACCTACACCAATATAATGACCATCATATCCACCAACAGAAGATCTATAAAGTAAACCAGATGAACCTGCTGATCCATATCCGCTAACATAAATGTCAGCTTGGAATACCCATCCAGCTCCTTTTCCTGGTATATCTGTAGACATATCAAAACAAATATTTGCACATGAATTAGGAGGTACTGATACTGCTCTTTGTAATATTGCTGTATTAATTCCATTCATTGTGAACTTAGAAGCACCATTAGAATATATACGTGCTCTTTCTATAGCAGCGCCTGTATTGGTACCAATACAATTTGTCCAAAAAGATAAAGAAGTAGGTGAATTTCTTGCTGTTCCTGTTTCATTAACTATTGCAATTCTACCAGCATCTCTTACACCTTGCCCATTAGAATCATCTATAGTTGAAAATCCTAAAAATCCATTTGAACCTTGGCCAGTACTCAGTGATTGCCTAACCGATACTAATTGTAATATTGAATTATAAGCATCATTAGTCATTTCAGAAGAAAATATAGTAGTATCTGATGTTAAAGTTTCACTTATTGCACTATTATACGATCCGTTGCCTAGAACAAAAAGCTTACTAGTTGGTGCGTTAGTTCCTATACCAAAATTTCCACCACCATTAAAATAAGTATCTCCACCTCTAGAGTTATCTGCGGCTATTAAAACTTTAGCAACACCATCTCTAAGTAATCTCATATATCCATCATTAACACCACTACCTGTATTACCTACATGAAATATAGTTTGTTCAGCACCTGTTAAATTAGCACGAACAGCCATAGTAGTAGAAACATTTAATGTTTCACCTCCACCTGTTAATGTGCCTATATGTGTTGTATTACTATTTTTGACAGTCAACATTGATGTACCTGCACTATTTTGTATATACAATGCAGTATTACCTGCAGTACTATCACTACCTTTTACCCAAAATCTATTACCTGTAGTTGGAGTGACTCCAATTCCAACCTCACCACTCGCTTTTATAACCATATTAACAGTGCCTCCCTGAGATTGTTGAAAAAACATATCTGCTCCTATTGTGCCTGCTATATAAGTACTACCGCAGCTACCACCACCTGCTAAAGCTAATAATGATAAAGAGGTATTTCCTGCTACTATATTAAAATATGATCTACTGCTTGCATCTAAATTATTTGTATTTCTTAAATAGAAATTTTGAGTTGTATTTGAACAAGTTACTACATCTAATCTTCCGCCTGGTGATAAAGTACCTATACCAACATTAC